AAATGTCCGCTCTAATTTCGGGCAATAAACCTATTTCCTTTTGGAAAACTTGTTCGTTCATGCCAACACCAATGTCCATTTTCTCAGCCTTTTCTTATGCCGTTCGGTAAGTTGATAAAATGCGTTCGTTCCTGAAATGCCGTTGAAATTTTCCGCTTTCTGCGATACACCTAATCGGCTGTCACCTAATCCCGATTCTGCGTATATCTCAGCACATAATTCAACCGCCACTTGGTGAATCCATTCTGGCATATTGGTATCTGTATAACCAACGTTTGCAGTAATATATCCAATATCGTAACCGCTCCATGTTTGGAAATATACTCTCTGTAATCCATCCACGGCAACGAGAGAATAATCCGAACTTGAGATAGTAGTAATCGTATCAAATACCGTCCTCTTATAACCGATTGAAGTTATCGTAATTGGAACGTTAAGCACGGGTAACAAATAGTAATCATTACCCGTGCTTTCGTTCGTAAGGTTCGCAAAGTCAAACGTGTAAACTTTGCCCGTCGTGCTCTGTATTGTTTGGTTACAATACTCTGTTATCGCCTCGAAAGCACCTGCAATCCAAATATCGAATGTACCATAGAGCCGCGTTTCTTCATCGCTTGGATTTGCGTTCTGTGTGATATTCTTAAACCGTAAAAAACGGTCAAAGGTTTTTGGATAAGTGCTTGTGTATGCCATAACTTAGATTAAGCGGGTGGTAACGTGTGAGCACCACCAAGAATAACATTAACAGCGCGATTTGTATAGGGCGAGCTTCCACCTGTGTAAGTTGCCGCTGATATAATTTTAATATACTTATTCGCTGACTGCAAATCGACTTCCATCGTATTGCTTGTGTTCGCGGCGGTAATCGTGAGCAATGCCGCGCCGGTTCTATCCGACGTGTAATCAGTGTAAGTTCCGTTTGCCGTTGCACAGTGAGTAACCTGTGCTGTAATCGACTTTGCAGACGGAGCACCGAATACGTCACCAACATTGAGAGATACAACCATACTGTTAAAATCGGTACGGTCGATAGTGTCCACGGTCGTAAGAGCCAAAGACGATAGCGCCCCTTGGTATATCTTTACCGCGTCCGTTACTTTATTGAGAAACATTGTATTGTCCTTTAAAAAGAGTTTTTATTTAGTTTTTTTTGGAGTGTTAAGAGGTTTTTCCTCGCCCCATTCATCGGCTTTCGGTGCAATGTCAGGCGCAACGTATGCAACTACCACCGTAGCATATCCGGCATTTACGTAACCATTTGCCCGTGCAATGCCGTTTACATCTTCATCTTTGAACGTCGCAAAATCACCGTTTGCATATTGCGATACGTTGTTATTGAATACTATTGTCATCTCATGCCCCTTTGAAATTAGATGTAAGTAACGCCTGTAAGTACGCTACCCGCTTGCGAGTAGAGTAAGCACAAATCAGTTTCCGAAAGGAACGTGAATGCTGTTTCGTCATTGACCGATGTGGAAACTTGTGAACCGCCGCGTAAATAATTACCTTCTGTGATAATCTTAATTTGCATGTCCACACCGTCACCGATAACGATTTTTGAAGCATCTACGAAATAGATTTCCGATTCAGTACCACCACCTAAATTATTAGGAATGTTATTCGTAACATAAACAGGATAACCGTTAAATGTTGGATTTGCGCCGCGTAGTTCCTCAAAAGCATACACGCCGTAAGAGTTACGAATAGAGCCAAGATACGAACGCGAACGGCTACTCATTGCGTAGCATCCGTTATTCATTATCACGTTTGCGCTCTCACAATCGCTTGCCATTTTGGTAAGTTCGGCGGTAATTGTATCAATGGATTTTGTTCCATTCATAGCAATTTGCTGAGCACTTGCAATCCAACCGCGCAAACCTTTTGGAGCGTTCGAACCGCCTAAATAGCGGAAATACGCAACGTCCAAGGCGTTCGCCGCATCACGTTGAATGATTTTCAATATCTTTTGGTCGATGTTCGTGCCGGCATCCTGACGGCGCAATTCGGCATTTTGAATAGCCGCTGTTGCTGCTAAGGTTTTGACAGTCATTGTGTAACTTTGGAATGTCGGTTCGGTTGCGTTCGTAGTTGCCGTTGCAGGCGCGTCACCTAACCATGCGGTGGTAATACCGCTACCCGCCTCACGATTGATTTTCATAGAGCCGCTTGGCAATGATTCGAATTGAATACCTGCCATTTGACGAAACACGGATTTTGGATAAAGAATCTCTACAAATTCATTATACAAATTCGGCGTATTGAATATACCGCCCGTTGCCAAAGTTGCAGGCGAAATTGCGCCCTTGGTCAATGTTTCGCGTAGAAAATCATCGCTCGAAAACTTTGTGACCGACTGCCAATCTTTCACCAAATTAGCTGCTGCGCTTGGGTCGTTTTTAGCGATTGCCATTGCACGTAATCCACGCGCTATTGCAATGCCACGCCCTTCTACTGTGTCCACGTCGTAGCCTTTTACTTTGCTACCGCCGATGTTGAACAATCCGGCTACGGGTGTTGTCTGTTTCTTTGCGAAGTCCTCAACTGCTTTTGCCGTATGGGCTTTGAGTTGGTCTTCTGTCATTTTGATAACCATTGAGGTAATCCTTTAAAAATTATAAATAAGTTATTTCTGTGTTTTTAACCATTCGGTGTAATCGATTTCTTCCGGCTCTACTGATTTCGTTTCAGGTTCAGGTGCTGATTCTTCTTTACTTGCGTTCGCTTCATCGTGCAATTCCTTAACCTTGCTGTACACCTCTTTAATTTTCGCTTTGTTTGCCGCGCTCCATGTTGCGCCCGCTTTTTGCGCCGTTAGGAATGATTTAACCAATCGCATTGCCTTTGCCTCTTCCGGCGTGTCACCTTCAACTTCCGTTTCGGGTTCTGCTGCTGTTTCCGCTTCGCCTAATTCCATCGCGTATAAAATCGCGATAATTGCGCCCGCTGTTTTGCCGATTTTCTCAGCTAAGGGAGCTTCTACTCCATACGTGGCAAGGTGTTCCGATATTGCCGTTGGCGTATCTCTAATAACCTCACTTTGGGCTTGTGCTATTTGTTCAGCTGTCAACATAATATTTGCCTTTTTATTGATAAATTGAATTTTTTCTTATTGATTGCTAAGGGAAATAGGTTAATTTTCCCGCCGCTCATTTCGCGCTCAATTGCTCTTTTTAATTCGGGTGAAACGCCGTTTGCGAGTAAGTTGGTAATGTGTTTCACCATTGCGCCGTCCGTTGAGAGCTTGCCGATTTCCATACATTTACGAACGTCGCTTATGAAGCTATTCGTAATCAGTGCGTATGGATTTGCAGGAATGTTAACCAATGAATATTCCAATAACTGCCATTTGGTATATCTGCGCGGCTCGCACCAACTGCCCTTTTCTGACGGCATATTTTCCCATTCCGTTGGCATGAATCCAATCGACACGGCGCGTAAATAACCTTCCTGCACCATTACCAGCGCGTCTTTGGAAAGCTCGGTTTTGCCGTGTATAATTGTTTCGCCAATTACGCCCGTATCGCTTGGTGTAAGCGATAAACATTTCCCAATCGGCATTAACTCCGAGTGTGAAATATGATTGAAAAGGAAAACAGGATTTTCATTAAACAGCGTTGCATCCATGCCGGACGGCTCGACAATATCGCCGTATCTGTCCACATTGTTTGTGGTAATGATAAACTTGAAAACGTTATTCTCCGCCGTTTCTACAGGTACGACCTCGGACGGTGTGGCACGGAAAAGAACTGACGAATTGCCGCGAGTTACTACGGGTGTTTCGTGTTCTTTTAAGTGTGCGTATTTGTCTTGGAAATTTGTCATTGTAATTTCGGGTAATAGCTATATTCAAAGTCCGTAGGTTCTTGAGGTATTTCCTCGTCTAATTGCACCATTGCGAGCCAGTAGGTTTCATCAAAACAATTATCTATTGCCTTTTGCTCACTTGAGAAAATACCTGCAAATTCCCATGTATTATCACCATTCTCCATGGTGTTGTGACCTACTAAGTATAATGTTGTTTGTGTCATAAACGGCAAAAGGGCAACCGCTCCGATTTGGAGTAGTTGCCCTTAAAATGGTTGTAAACCCTTGAGCGATATTGTATATAGACGGGCAATGCAGGATTCGAACCTACATGATATTTCTACCAGCCGTTAGTAAACAGCCGCGTTTGCCGTTTCGCCAATTACCCATAAAGTGGTGTGTGTTGTAAACCGTACACCAACGTTATTTCCTCGTCAGGAAAATCTAATTTATCAAATATTAGCCGACCGAGCGACGCCCCAATCCATTAACTAATATTACTTCTTTATCCCCGCCTCTTTTTGCAATTCGGGCGCAATTATTTTCAATTTATTCAGCGGTAACGCTTTCACGGCTTCTATGCTTTGCCGTGTTAGTTTGCGCCGTTCGTCGGTTGTCGATGTTAGTGCTCTGTTTTGCATTGCGAATATAATAAAGTTATGTGTAATTTCCAAACTATTTTTTAAACCATTTCAGAATACGGCGAATTAGGGACGGCGGTTCGGGTGGTATTTCCAATTTGCTTAACGGCACGTGTGGAATTAGCGGCTTTTTCGGCTCGCTCCGTTTTTCGTATGTTCCTATCATTCGGTTGTTGTATGTTGGTATCATATATGTCCCTTAAACCAAATTGCAATTCGTTCTAATAATGGTAGTTTTCGTTCCTGCTCAATTACAGGTTCGTACTTACCTAATAAAGTTCCGTGCCCGCTTTCAACATAGCCGATAAGTCTATAATAAACACCATTTTCGGTAAATGAAGTCCGTGGCAGCTGCCCGTGATTTGCGCGAATTTCTGTCGGTTCGTGGACTGCTATTAGTTCAATCATGATGTATAAATGTTATGTTTTCAGTATCTTTCTTATCTATAAATCCTGCACCAATTATAACCTTACTCCAGCGTTCGCCGTCAATAGCACCACCTAATTTCGAGATAACTGTTTTAGTAAATAACTTCTTATCTTCATCTGTCAATTCAAAGTCAGATTTGATTGTTATTAGGTATTGCGTTTCAATCATTTCACCACCTCCACGCGATATTTAACACGCCCGTAACTCAGATGCTTTGTGCTGCGTTTCTTGGTAATTTCAATCAACTTACCGATAGTTTTGCCCGTATTTGGATTTACAGGTACGGCAAATAGTTTGCTTACTCCATTAATTTTCATTTCTTCTTCCTCTCAGGAAATTGCATACATCGACAATTAACATTTTCACCCGCTATACCACCGCCGCACGGGTACGGCATTACGTCACCACCTACATTATACATTCCATTTTCATCTCGCTTTTGCCCGTCCGCTGCTAAGTGCGTAGCCCGTACATCTCCATCACGTTGTGTAAGCCAAACCATATCAATATCATACGCTCCCCACGTCGTACTTTGCGCCGCGTTGGTGGTGTGGTTTGCGCTTGTTTTTGCGATTGTTTCGGCTCTACTTACTTTGAGCGTTTCAAATTTTGCCGTTAATAGTTCCTTCAATTCAGCGGCGGTTGCATCGGTATTATCGGCAAGCAAATTACGAACTTCTTCCCGAATAGTTCCTATACTCTCAGTGATTTTTGCCGTGCTGTTTTTTAGTTCTGATTTCATTAGTTCCGAAAAATCAGACGGCAAAGAATCCATGTTTTCGCCGATTGCTTTTAATGATTCGAGTAACGCCACTTTTTGCAGGGCTGTAAGAGTTTCGCCCGTTGCTGCTTCTAATTTCCTTACCCATTCGTCCTCACTGAAAAGTTCTGCCACTTGGATTAAATCGGCTTTGACAATCGTGTCGTAGGAATCCAATTTCACCCGCTCAAAATCACTTGCTTGCGTCTCAGGATTATCGAATAAGTCGAAATGTAGTTCCTCGTAAGCTCTCTGATTTTTACTAATATTCCCTAATATTTCCCGTTCCAAATCAGCAAAAACCGCGCTGATTTCACCCTTTAATGTGTCCGCTTTTTTCTGCGTCAAGCTGTCGAACGAACGCCAAAATATTAACTTCTCATCCGGCGGGTCTGACTTAATTACAAGATTGAACTTTTTTTTTTCGGGTAATTCCCGCGCTCCAAAAGCTGCCGGCGGTGTTGGTGCGATTGCTTTCAAAAGTGGTGTTAGTCCAGCGGGTACGAATCTTGCATTACCGCCGTTTGCCTCACCGATAGTAGGTAAATTGCTTGCCTTTAAAAAATCATCTATAGTCTTTTGACCTGTTGAAAATTCGTGCAGTTGCTGTGCTCTAATCTCCTCCGCATCATGGTCAACATAATATTCATGTTCGATAATTATATTCTCATCCCATTGTCGGAAGTGTTTGGTTAATGCCGAGTCGATTACCCTCATAAATGGATTTACGCTGCCAGTGTGGAAATACGTTTCCACAACTTGCGCCGTTGCACGTGAGCCATACGTGCCCTCAATCATAACCAATGGTACGCCAAAAACCTCAGTAATCCCTTGCCTTGTGAGCTTGTTAATTTCCACGATATTCATGTCCGTTGCCGAACCTTGCAAGCTCTCTACTTTCATACCGCCCATTAACCGCGCTGCAAGTTGGTTGTTTGGTAGCTTTTTTTTCCAGTCATCTAAGAATATCTTTTTTACGGTTTCATCCTGCAATAGGTTGTCTTCATCTCTCAAAATTTGCGGCGGTCGTGCATCGTTCGCATAATATCGCTTTACAAACTCCGACGCTTCGGCATCGACTATTGCACTGTCTAAAGCCGCTTCAACTATACCCGTTCCCGTTAATTGCCGCTCGTATGTTGTTGACGGCTCTAACGTCCTGATATGGCAAACGAGCTTTTCAGGAAAATACATTATACCGCCAAAACCTTGGTATTCATAACCCGTGATTAAGTTGTCATTAGTACCCATAACTATACGGATTTTCGTAGGGTCAAGTATCCACATTTGCAACGGAAAAGGCATATCGAAGTCAGGTGTGAATAAGAAAATGTTACCGTTTATCATTGTCCATTTATCTATCATCGAACGTATTTCAAGTATAGAGTAAATTGGATTTGGATTTTCAAATAACGTTACGGCTTTGTGCGATACGGGTGCAAGTACCGAATCTTTCTGATTTGTCCGTAATTTGATGAATATCGGTACTGCTAATTCTGCCTTGGTGTATTTGTCAATGCACGTGAAAACAAGCCCCTTTGCACTCACTTCTAACGCCGTTCGCTGTTTCGCCGTCCTACCTGCAAACATACTGCCATACCGTGCGAATACCGTATTAAATAGTATTGCAAGTTGTTGGATTCGTTTCTCACCGCCCAAATCAAAATTAACCGCTTTTGAGATTCGTTGGAATATGTTCATAGCATTTCGATTAAACTTTGATTTGTTGTTAATTTATTATAAGCACCACCTGTTGCATCAATCATGTCTTTTAACTTGCCATTCGGAAACATCCGAAATTGTTGCATTGCGCCTTCTTGACCATGCAGATAATCACCCTCAACTACGTAGAAATTACCTATTTCGACTTGACAGGAAAGCGGCTCCGCCCGTGTAACTTTATCACCCGTTACTTTCTCGATTTTACACGTATAACCTTGCAAGTTCCTGACAGTATTCTCTGCGCTTTCCTTACCGCCACTGCCCGGTTCTTGCTCTACCCAAACATGGACTTTTTTACCGTCAAGTTCCGCTGTTTGCTTTATTATCTTTTCCCGCTCCGGTGCTGCCCATCTGCCACTTATTACGTCTGCGAGTATTACCTCATTTGCGCTTGTAATACCTACCAGTGCGCCCGCCGTTTGCGCGCCCTTGCCTCCCTCAGTTCCTGCTTTATCCCAATATCGCACCCATCTAATTACGTTCGTCGGTATCGCTTTAAGAATCTTGATATTCGCTACTTTGAACAATTCACCTTCGTCAGGTGACGGCTTGCCTTGGTAGAGCGCGTTCCATGCCTTTTCGCCGATTGTGAGGCGTATCTTATTTAGCATTCCTACGTCGTACCGATTGCCGTCTAAGGGGTCACCTACCTGCCTTGGCTGCAATCCAAGTTCGGCAAGTACAGCGGGGTCAACTTCATTAGGATTATCGCAAATAGCGGGTAAGTTCAAAACCGTGTATTGGTCACTTTCCCGTTCTCCCATACTATCGACTAATTTACCCGCCAAATCGTCTTCATGCCAACGGGTCATGATTACGCATATTTTCGCCGTCGGTGTTTTTCGAGTGTAGAAAACAGAACCGTACCATTCCCAAACGCCTTCCCTTACGGTGTAGCTTTTCGCCTCTTTTGCATCCTTGAACGGGTCATCAATTAACCCGCGCTCAAAACCCATACCGGTAATACCACCACCTACACCCGCCGACCTGTACACGCCGCGCCGTCCTACTATCTGAAATACACTGTTGTTTTTTAGAGCGTTGCCACGGATTTCTATTTCGTTGCCGTCGTCGTCAAATAACGGCGTTTCCCGCATTTCCTTATATCGCAAATCCTGTATTCTCGTATTCGGAAATATCTCTCGATAAATCGGACTTTCCATTATCCTTTGACAATCTCGATTCATTCGACTTGCGAGTGCATCTGCATAAGAGCAGGATATTATCTCATAGTCAGGATTTTGACCAAAACCCCACGCGGGCAAATTACGGCTTGCAAGTTCTGATTTACTGTGACGTGGTGGTAAGGAAAGGATTAAATTGATTTCACCTCTCCAATACTTTTCCAAGTAGTACGCAATTATCTTATGTGACCAACCTGCCTTAAAGTTCGGATTCGTTAGTTTTGTGAACTCTAATAGGGACGTGCGGGCTGCTTGTAAGTCAAGCTCCCGTAATGCCTTGTCAATCTCATTAAGTTCATGTTCATTCTGTAACACATTGCTTCTCTATTTCAAGTGCTTTTAATTTAAGTTCCCGTAATTCAAGTAGTTGCTCTTTATTGAGCTTAGAATAATCGAGCTTGTTTTCAGGCGTGTAATTCGTGTTTTCGGAGTTAATTTTAAGCTCCTGTTTTGCCTTGCCCTCGGTTCTGTCTAATAGCTCTTTTTGGCTTGCTAAGTCACCGTTAATTGCAGCTTCTAATAAGGAAATGCCTACCATTTCATTTACTGTTTTATCGCTCTCAATCTTTATAACCTTTTGGTAAACCTCACCCTTACCGTTAGTAATGTTTACCGTTCCATCTATCTTAGTTGCGCTGCCATATTCGCGCAAAAAGTCCGTTATGGACTTTGGCGGTCTGCCTTTTTCGTTTCCCGACTGACCTTTTTTCCATGGTTGTGGTGGTATTGCGTTTGGATTTGCCATGTCCTGCCTTTCACTGTTAATTCACTGTTAATTCCTACTTCTTACTCTCAAATACCACAATTTTACTACTGCAAATGCTCTCCACTTCCCGCCTAACATTCCAATACCATGTATTTTCAGGCTTTAGTTCATCTCCGTTATCGTATTCCCTTTCAAAGTCAGGCAATCTTTGCTTGGTTGTTGACTTGATTGTAACGGTATCGGCAAGAACGGATATAACCCAAACATTGGTGCTAATTATCCCATACCTACCGCTCTCCGGCGCTGATTCAGCTTGTAAGTAATTGCCTGTTACTTGCTTTATTTGCATCCCCTCAGCTGCGAGAACGGACGTAAGCCGCTCGAATAGCATTTGGTTGCTTACCTTGCAACTTGCTTTGTATTGATACGTGGAATAGCTGCAAGATGAGAGTAATAATAACGATAAGAGTATTTTTTTCATAGTTCACCCCAGACCCCTTTATTCTCTTTAAAGAAGTTAATTTTCGCGTTTAAATATATATACTAATATAATAGATAACCTATACCTACACCACCATAACAGCCTATGCCGCCTGCACCGCCTAAGGGTTGTACAAAACCCGTCCCGGCTTGTATACCGACGGTTAATTTTCGCGGCTCTATGGTCACTGTATTCGTTGTAACTGTATTTGTATAGCGGACTTCTATCGGCTGTCTGCTAAGGGAGTAACGAAATAGGGAGGCAGGGAATGCGTACTCTAAGTGCAGCGTGTCTTTGCCCTGTATAGTGTCCAGCGTTGCCGTGAATTCTGATATAGTATCCCCGCGCTCTGTTGTGATATATACGCGCTCCGTTATCGTGTCATGCAGCATACCGCCATAAGTGTATTTTAGGGCTGCCTTGGCTTCCCCTTGCACTACAGGGACGTACACACTCTCAAATACCGTATCTATACGACGCGTTTCTGTGCGAATTTCGGGCTTTGGCGTTGGATTGCGAGAACGCAAAAGCAAGAACGTTCCCACCGCTCCGATTAATACCGCTATGAAGTAATTTCTTACCATGAGAATCGCTCGATTTCTTCAATAGTTTGCAGCCCGTTCACTGTGTTTTCGGCTAAGTCTGAATCCGCCCGAATTTGCTTTACCGCTTGCCATGTATTAAGCATGGACTGCCATTCGGTTAATTCCTGTTCGTTCCATTCGCGTTCGTGGCGTATTGCGTTTAACTCCACCGCACGGGCTGTCAAATTCGATTGTTTCCAGCTTGGGCAAATATCGTTTATGCGTTCGGCTGCTTCGCGTTTGATTTGGGCTATTTTGGCTTCTTTTGTCATAGTTTTACAGCCCTGCCAACTTGTGGATTAAAGTACGTCAGTGAGTTTGCCGCGCTCCATTGCACCGTGTATTCTAATAATATTGAAGACGTAAAATCAACCCCCGTCCAAACATTACCTATCGACCCCGCGCTCAGCTGGTCTAATGATACGCCGCCTGTGCCCGCCGCTATGTTAGGACTGCCTAAGCCAATAGCATTAACACCAAACGAACCCCAAACTTCACTTCCTACACGCGTGAATATTAAACTTCTTACCGACCTTCCTTCCGTTGCATTGTTTGCCATTGCCGATGCCGATAATGCCGTATAAGAAGTGCCACCGACCTTAATTTTTAGTGTTAAATTTCTACTAACGCCGCTGTTTTGCTTGGTCTTAAAAGCCCCGAACAACATAAACTGTTCACCGTCACCCCACGTATTAGCGGGCACGGTTGCGCTTAATACCGTAACCTCGCTCGATGTATTTGAGCAGTTCGCAATCGTTACAGATTCGTTGAGTAGGTTACTCACCGCCGCGCCTTTGGTCGTTGCGCCCGTGCCACCGTTGGCAATGGGGATAGTATCGCCCGTTGCAATCTCTACGGCATTTCCTGCACTATTTACAAGCGGTTTTTTGTCTGCCATATTATACCAATGTTATAGGCATTCCACGTTGGAAATTTAACACTGTTGACGATGATGCTTTGCCTAATCGCTGATTCACATTACCCGAACCTGACGGCGCACTTGCTACTGCTACAACACCGCCCGCCGTTGTGGACAAAACGTATTCCGTTCCCGCCGTTAATCCTGAAACGGCTGTATTCGAGCCGCGAAAATATACCATTGCAGTTGCCGAACTTGACACACTCGAAAGGACAAATCCGTCCGCTTCTTTACCCGCCGTCGTAGCGTCTGCTTTGCGTACTTTGATGATACCCGATGAAATATGGATGTTCACAAAGTCACCCGCCGTTAGTGATTCACTCGCTGTTATCGGGGCGGTATCCGGTCCGACACCAACAGGCATAAATTCGAGAGCGATAAGCCCCGCCGCGCCCGTAGCGACCAACTTACCCGCATCACTTGCACCCGTTGTTGTGGTAATCGCGTTTGTAATGGAATGGTCAAGTACGCCGTCAGAATTAACCGCTACGATTTTTCCCGCGTCACCTGCGCCTGCGCTTGTGTCTATTGACGATTCCTCAACTGCATTCCCCGCGTTATTTTTTAAATATTTTTTC